TCTGCCGAGAAATATATGGCGAAGAGAATGGCTCCTAAACAGGAAGCTCCTACAGCTAAAGTCGATAACGCTGAGGTGCCTTTCTAGGCGTTTTATTGTTATGTAAATGGCTATGAGGGGTAGATTTTTTTTCATTATTATTCCCTCTATCCCTCTTATGCCAGAAAGGACATTATGAAAGCAACACCCTATGAAATACTTTCAAATTTTCTAAAAAGAAAGTTAAAAGGTGATAGAATAATTACAACAAGTCAAATAAAATCTTTATCAGCATTCAATGATTTTAAAGAATCAACTTTTACAAGAAAGTTTAGAGAGTTTATAAGCAAAGAATACATAGAGATAGAAAAACTAAACAATAACACGTGGTATTTAAAAAAGATTAAGGAGTAAATATGATTCGAGAATTTGCATTCGGACTCAGCAACAGACATTACTTCCAACCATCAGAAAATGTAATGAAGTGGCAAGGTATGAATAAAGATACTTTTGTTTCATTATATGGCTATGATGATGATGTTAATAAGTATTTTAAAGAAAATAAGACTCTAGCAGGTTATGAAGGTGTAATGTATATGCCTGATGAGTATTTGTTAGATGTAGATGGTAGTACAACAGAAGAAGCTAAAGAAAAAGTATTAAAACTTATTCTTTTACTAAGAAAACTTAAAGTTCCTACACAAATATATTACAGCGGTAGAGGCTTTCATATAGGTATACCAGGCTCTGCTTTCAGATGGAAACCTTCTAAAGACTTACATATAAAAGTAAAAGAAGAGTTAATGAAATACAGCATATATGATTATGCAGACCCTTCTGTAACAGATAAGACACGTATTATTAGACTAACTAATACATTAAATTCTAGGTCTAAAAGATGGAAAATACCATTAGATACTGAAGAGTTAAGTTTATCTGGAGAAGAGATAGAAGCTTTAGCAAACAAACCAAGAGATAATTTTAAGTATATACAAGAATGTAATCCTGTTTTTGATGTTATGGTAAGAGAGAAACAAAAAAATACTGTAGAATATAAAAATGAAATAGGTATGAATCCTGACCCAGTGTATTATCCTTGTATACAAAAAATGTTATATGGTAGTACTGTTGGTAGCAGACATGCTGTTGCATTACGTCTTGCAGCTTGGTTTAGATGGCGTTATCCAGAACATGTAGTTAGATTAATTATGGAAAACTGGAGAGAAAGAGTAGATAAACATGACAAACCTTTTACAGTAGATGAGTTAGATAAAATAGTTACTGATTGCTATAAAGGTCATAATGGTAAAGGCTATAGATATGGCTGTATGGACACTGTTATGGATAGTATGTGTTCTAGTTCTTGTACATTATATAAAGGCAAAAAAAGCAATGATATAATGACAGCACAAGATATGGAAAAGCATGTTATTGATTTCTTTAAAACAGAAATAAAACCAATTGACATAGGTGCAATGTATGGTAAAAACTTTCCTATATTTCCTGGCGAGTTAGTTGTTATACAAGCACCTCCTAAATCTATGAAAACTATGTTGCTACAGAATTGGGTTAATGATTTAAAAAGACCCACATATTTCTTAGAACTAGAAATGTCACCAAGACAAATATGGCAAAGATTTATAATGATAGAAAAAGGTTGGACTAATGAGGATATTAAGAATCATTATATGAAATCTGAAGATAGTGTTACAGATTCATTTGATTGGCTTACTGTAGACTATGGTGCTTGTTACGCTATAGAATTACAAAAGCGTATAGATATGCTACCAGTTAAACCAGAAATTATCATTGTTGACCATATGGGTTTAATGCTATCTAAGCATAAAGACCAAAATATGAAAATGGAAGAAATAGCAGGCGCTTTAACAGAAATAGCAATCAAGAATAATGTAGTTGTATTTACTATTGTAGAAATTACTAAACAGGCTTATAATGAGGGTATGAACATATCTTCATCTAGAGGTTCATTTAGAATTGCTTATAATGCTAGTAAGATACTTTCTTTACAACCTATGAAAAATAAAGAAGGTGAAATAAGACAAGTGTTAATTAAAACAACAGCTAATCGTGAGTCAGGTAACTTAAATGTTGCATTAGCACCACAAGGTGTTAAACTTATAAAATCTGATGTTGAGTTATAATGGGTAGAGTAAGTGAATTTGTTCATTTTATGAATAGAACAGACATAGGTTTAAATGTCAATCCTCCTGAAAGAGACTATTCATACTTTACTCCTTGGACAAAACATAAAAGATGGCGATATGAGTATCAAAAGATGCTTAGAGAACAAGCTAAAATAAACGGAAAGGACAAATAAAATGGAAAAAAATCCATATTTACCAATAAGAAAAGTACCACTAGAGTTTCAAGGAATATCATCTTCAGCATATTCAGTGCAGATGGAAAAGAAAAAGGGTTGGAACGAAGTGGGTGTAGTAAGTAGTAAATATCTATTAATACCTAATAAAGAAGTAAAAGAGTTAGCAGACGATATAGTAGATGAATCTACATTAGACTGGTCTCCTCTAAAAACATTCTTTGATGGTAGGAGATACTTTTATGGCTTACAATGCAATAGTTTTCAACAAGACGTAGCTAAAGATGACCCTGTAGGTATAGGTGTAGGCTTTTGGAATAGTTATGATGGTAGTACAGCATTATCATTTAAATTATTTATTATAAGACTAGCATGTACCAATGGTATGATGACTAAAGACTATTTCCATAACTTTAGATTTAAGCATGACAAAACATCTGAAGGTTATGAAAAAGAGTTAATTCAAGCAGTTGATATTATTAATAATTGTGGAGACAAAGCAGAAGATGTTATATCTAGAATGTCTAAACTTACTAAAAGTCCTCTTGTAGATACTTATGATTTAAAAGGTCTTAGAAATAGTATACCTAAAATACCTACAAGTACATGGGGTAAGATGGTAGATAGATATTTAGATACTTATCAGTCTGAGATGGATAATCAGTGGGGTTTCTTAAATGCTGCTACAGATGTATTATGGCATAATGAAAAACCTACAGTATCTAGCTTTAATCATAATCAATACATAACTGACTCTTTATTAAGTGGAGTAGCTGCTTAATGGGTGCTGGTAAGATAATAAAACCTAAATCAAATAAAGTGAGTTCATCAATAGGTGGCAAGAATGCAGCTGCAACTAAGAAAAGCAAAACAGACGTTGTAAAGCGCAGAAAAGAGGCTAATAAAGACTGGCCTTGGTGGATTCCAAAATAACTAGATGTAAGTCCTGGCTCCCTTTCGGGGAGGGAGTCGGGCATTCTTTTAACTAAGGAGACATATGGGAAAGAAATTACCTACTAAAAAAGAATTACTAGATATGTGTATTTATCTAAGACAGATGTTAGATGCTACGACAAAGCTTTCTAAAGACACAGCTTTTGTACTAAATACTTATATTAAAATGAAAGATGACGAAAAAGCTTTATTTAGAGAAATAGATAAATTAAGTAGTGATAACAAAAAAAATGAAGAAGTTGTAAATAATATCAAATCAATCATAAAAGGAGACTCAAATGAGTAATAGAAAAGCACCAGCAAAAAAAGTAGCAGTTAAAAAAACTGATAGAGACATGACAATTAATGATTTAGGAGAGTTAGTTTTAGCATTAGATAAAAAAATAACTAAACTTGAACAAGAATTGCAAGCTAAAGATGGTTTAATTACAAGGATTAAACAAAGAATGGGTCTATAATGCACATATCAAAAAAGTATATACACAAAACTTTTAAAACACAAGATGTTCAGTTAAATCAGAAAGCTTTAAGTGTTATAGAAAAACACCTAAAAAATATGGTAATGGATATGGCAGTAAATTGTAGAAAGGGTAATGTTAAGAGATTAACACCTGATTTATTATTTATTGCTTTTAAGAACTATTAATATTAAATTAAGCATCCATGAAAACATCATCTAAAAAGGGCAAAGGGAGGAGACTCCAAAATTTCGTCAGAGATAGGCTTGTTACGTCCTTTACGAGCCTTGAACCAGACGATATAAAGGCGGCAATCATGGGAGAGAATGGCGAGGACATTAAACTCTCCCCTGCTGCTAGGAAAATAATCCCTTATAGCTTTGAGTGTAAAAATCAAGAACGATTAAATATATGGAGTTCATTACAACAGGCAGAAGAAAATTGTGAGGACAGACATCCAGTATTAGTATTTAAAAGAAATCGCTCTAAAACATATGCTGTTATAGAGTTTGATAAATTCTTATCATTTATAGGAGAAGACAAATGTCAAGAGGAACAGACATAAAAGAAGCCAAATTAGGCAAAATCTTACGTGAGCTTGTAGTTAACATAGGTATTAATGATGTTATAAGTAGAGTTATGTTAGATTTAGAAAAGCTTGAATTAAAAAGCAAGCACACATTAAAGATAGATTTACAGCTACGTAATCTAGTAATACAAAGTAAAAAGTTAAATATCAGTGCCAAGGCTTAAAACAATTGTTTATTGTTGGTTTTTGACCCTATTCTTATTATGTTTAGGGTCATTAATTTTAATGGCTACTCAATTATAAGTTTATCTAAGCTTTTAGCTCCACCACTTATAGTTTTTTCAATAATAGGTAACATCATAGCAGGACTAAACACTTTAGTCATATACTGTGCTGGACCAAAACTTTTATCAACCATAACTCTAGCAAGGTTCATAAATAAATCTATTGTATAAGAAGGTCCCCACCCTAAAAAAGTCTTTCTTGTATACATTTGTAAAAACTTAAACCATTCAAAATCTTCATCATCATCTTCATTTAATAGCATAAGCCCAAACATAGCAGGCATTATAACAAACATTGCTAACGAATCAGAATATAAACTTCCAAAATACTTACTCTCAATACCTAAACTTCTACCTACTGTACCGACTATAGGCAATGCTAACGGACCTATTAACATTGATGTAGTTATCAAAGTAAATAAACCAGACATAACAAGCCAAGATTTAAACTGAGCAGCAGCAGGATTTGTAGTTCTTAATTTCTTATTAGATGTTCCTAATACTTTAAACATCTTTAATAATGCTTTAAAGTTAAATTTATCATCATCTATTTTTTCTAAATCTTTTAAACTATTATACACTCTTTTTAATCTTTTTGCATCTTTACCCATGTTTTGAATCCACCAGATTTTAAATTTTATAGTACTATTACCAATATCACCTTGACCTACTTGACCAACATCTTGAGTTGTCATACCGTAGTTAGTAAACCTTGTAATAATACGTCCTACCTCAATTGCCTTCTGGTAATCCTCACCATCAATCCTATCAAAAGCCTTTCTTTCTATAATACCACTGTTCATAGCCATTTTAATACCTATAACAAAAGATAATACTCTGATTTGTTTTTCAGTTTCAGCCATTGTAATAGGGTAAGCATCAAAAAATTGTTGAGTAACAGTTGCTAATGTAGCCAAACCATCATATCTTAATCTTTGAAAATCAGTAAATAAACCGCTTCTCATAGCTTTGTTATATTCAAACTTTTTAGTAATAGCCCAGTTAACATACTTATTAATAACACTTTTAATTTTTCTATACCTTCTATCAGCTTGACGTTCTTCTATTTCAGCTATATCTTCAGGTATAATAATACTATCCATAAACATTCTTGATTCTTCTAATGCTCTTTGTATGTTAGCTTCAAACTCTGCTCTAGCATCTTTTTCATTTTTTATAGAATTATCTTGATTTAATCTAGCATGATATTGTATCATAGCTCCTAATATAGTTTTTTGTACTTGGTTTTCTAAATCCATACCACCTAAATCATTAACTAAACTAGAACTAAAATAATCAGAAAAGTCAATAATACCTGACCTATCTACCATAGCATACACAGAATCTTTGTGGTCTCTTATAGTTTTAATAGCATCTACCACTCTTCCTATACCATAGTCTTGTATAGAATGTGCTGCTGCACTATAGTTTTGTAAAGCAGTTCCCATACCGCCTAAGTATCTACCAGAAATACCAGCATTTGATAAAGAAAGTAATTGATGTATTTTCTTAGCAGATATATTAATACCTACACTTCCTAATCGTTTAGAATAACTGTCTGGACTACCCTTCCAAAAGAATGCACCGCCTACAGTATCAGGCCTATTAAATGGACCTTTGTACATATTAATCATATTAGCTCTTACATCACTTCTTTTTTCAATAGTTAATGCTCTAATAAATTTAGCTGTTAACTTGTTTCTTTCTATCGCAGAAGCAAAATGTCTTAAGTATGCATAATATGCACCACCATCTTGTCTCATGTTTCTAATATCAAAAGAACCAGTAATGTGTTTAATATGTTTATTATCTTTTGCAAGAGGCATGTTTTGGTCACCAATTTTATCGTAGCCATATTTTTCATCTCTCCAATTATTCTTTACGAGATTTAGAGAGAATAAAGATTTTTCAAGCCTTCTTATTCTTTGTTTAATTTGTTTTCTTAAATCGCCAGTAGCAACTTCTTTTTCCTCTTCTAGTCTATTTAATTCAGTACTTATTTCTTCAATAGATTGGTTATACATGTCAGCTAAACCAGCTTGTAAATATTGAACAGGAAAGTGATTATTTTTAAAATTAGGGTTGTCTCTCATATCAGTAGCATTCATTTGAACTAATTTCATCATAGATTGGTTAGCAAATAAATCATATAGCATATCTAAAGTTTCTTTATTCTCAGGGCTTAAGCCACTATATATATCTGTTTTTTTATAATCTTTTTCAAAAAATACTTTAACAAGTTCTTTAGTGCTTAATACACCTTTAAACATATCAGACAATGCTAATATTAAATCATTGGCACTTCTTTCTACTTCTTGGTTTGCAAAAGCTCCAGCTTCAGTATCTATTATTCTAAATTTATCTAACAGTCCTATCATACCTTCTCTACGATTAGTCCCATTAATTATATAGTCTCTTTGCGATGGAGATAAATCTTCCCATATAGTTTTAATAATACTACCTAAAGAATCTATTCTAATTTTCTTTTTAACATCATCTGTAAACTTAGCATTAGAATCACTATAATCTTGTATTTTAACAGGATTCATAAATGCAAATATTTCATCTCCTGTAGAATCATATTGTTTACCTGTAGCTTTATATTCTGAGTTTATCATAAGATTATTATCTTTATCTAAAAACATCCATCCAGCAGCCATTCTTGTAAACAATGCTACTAACCCATCTTCAATATCATTTTGGTCTATAACTTTAGGGTCTACCTCTTGAGAAAACTCTCTTATACGAGCAAAGATGTTTTCTATACCATAACCTCTTTTACTTTTCTTACCATCTATTCTTAAATCTTTAGGTTTTTTCATAAAGTCATTTATAGTATATGTAATACGTTCATTGTATTCACTTAATGATTTACCTAAATTGTAGTAACCTTCTGAACCATAATGCTTTGCAAGTTCTTTAGGTGTATTTAACAGCACTCTAAAATATCCTAATATACCATTAACTTTACCACCAGAATCTTGAGCGCTTGCAACATACGCTATTTCAGCATATATAGTTTTAAGCGTTGATAAAGGTAGGGTTGCTAAATCAATTTCACCACCTTGATTGTTTTGTAAAAAAGGTCTCCATTCTGGTAACATTTCCCAGTACATACTATTTACAATATCTTGCATCCAAGGCTTATCATTTACCATAGCAATTATTTCCATAGCTAACGTAGCTGTATTTATATTAAGACCGTATTTTTTAGTAAGTTTTTTACCACCAGATTCTTCAGCTAAAAAAGCAGACTTAACAGCATCTCTCCATTGCTTCTGATTCCAAGGGTCACCTTGAACTCCATATGTTTTTACAAGATAATTACCTATCCATCCCATAAAAGTTTTACCATCTTTACCTTTTAAATAGTGTGGATTAGGTAGTTCTTTTTCAACCTTTTCTTGTATAAGATTTTCTTGTAAATCTATTTCTTCACCTGTGTCAGAGGCGTTTTTCTTTACTTTATCGCAATCGCTCATAATGTCCTACATATTTTTTTAATAGTTTCAGTGTAAGCAATCTTGTTAGAAGACTGCAATCCTTTTATAGTACTATTTTTATCTCTAATAAATCCATTATATGATGTATAATAACTTTTCATAGCTCTCCAATCTAACAAACTATACTCTTTAACACTTTTACTTACAGGAGGCAGAACTCTTAACACTGAACCTCTTTTAGTTTTGTAAGCCTGGTCAAATGTAGTAAATCCTTCCATAAACCTTAAAGTTGCATGTAGTTTAGCTAGATTACTTAAATTTCTAAACTTTCTATCATGTGTTTCCTTAAATTTTACCATGTTTTCTTCTCTATCCATAGATGAGTAGTTTGCATTAGAATGTTTATTAATTACTCTTATAAAATCATTCTTCATAGCTAGAGCATATTTAAAGCCTTTCTTATACTCTTCTTCAATATATTGTGTTTTTTCTTGTTTAGATAATATACTCATACCATCTCTATTTATAGCATCATTAATTAACCTGTCTACATTAACAGCATCTAGCAAGTCATTAGTAGCCGCTTTGTGTGAATTTATATGCATTGTATCACTTACAGCTAAAGGAAATGAAGAAGATGTCATAATGTGATTTCTATAATTAGACAAACCCCTCATTGCATTAGGTGCAACAGCAACTATCTCTAATGGATGTAATGAAGTGTTATACTCCATAGCATCTAATGTAGAGTCTATAAATTTATTAGATTCTATTTTAGCTTTTAAATAACCTGTTCTATCTGCAACAAAGTCTGAATACTCAGCACTCATTTCAAAAGTATGTGATGCAAAATATTTACCATTAGTAAAATCAGAACCTGTTCTTATGTTAGAAGGCATTCTTAAAACAGGCATCATAGCTAAAACAATTTTTAAATCATCTTCATTTATATTAGTCATATCATCTTCATACTTAAACATCATACTATATAATGCATTTCTGCTATAATTCCATTTACCTAACAGCATAAACTCTGAGTTGTCAGCAGATGCTTGTAAAAAGATAGACATTATTTCAGGCAAACTACCTTTCCATTCATTCTTTCCGTCATAAAAAGTTGGCCATGTTAATGTATAATCTTTTGGTGTAAGTATTACTTTCCTACCATTTATAGTCATATTTTCAAACCAAGTATTAAGTATACCATATACACTAGCAGCTTTAGCTATCTCACCTAAACCATTTTGTCCAGAAACTAATGCTCCTATTAATCCAAACAATCCATCTGAACTTGTCATATTAAAACTTGATTCATAATTTTCAGGTACAAACTTAGACAAATCATGTCTTGTAAAATCTGTATTATCTATGTGATTTTGCATATTTGTTAATATAAATTGACCACTAAAATGTTCTATCTGTACTTTATCTCCATCATGGTCAGCTTCTAAATCGTAGTATATATCAGTTTCATTCATCATAATTACATTTTTTTGATTATGTACACTTACAATCTTATAAGCACCTGCACCTTTAATAGAAGCAATAGGCGTTCTATAAACTAGTACTTTTTCTGTTTCAGTTTCTAAGTAATTGTTAGCCATTTGTATATCAACATCTTTTTGTTTGACATTGTATTTTATTGCTATTTTAGCTACGATAGGTCCTAATGCATGGAAGGGTATAGATATTTCTTTTCTTCCAAAATTACCTGCAGTATTAGGCCTTATAATCAATTTAGCTCCAGACCTACCTTTTAAATTTAACGCTGGGTTTAAAATTCTAGTTTGCACAAGTTTATCTAATGCATTTGAAGATACTGGATGAAATCCAGAACCTAATTTAGCATGCTCTAAAACAGTAGGTAAAAAACCATCTGCATCATTACCAATAACTTGTTCTAAAAAGTCTGATATTTTATCTTGAGATGACTTTCTATTAGTAGCAAGACCCATGTTAAATAGTTTTGACATACTTCTTTGTATTGATAATGCAAGTTGTCCGTCTTGTGGATTCCATAAATCGTATATTGAATTACTATCATCAAAATAGTTATAATGCTGCATACCATGTGTTGCTTTTTTAGACTTCTGCTCTGTATAAAATGGTGTAACTGCTGATGTACCTTTTAATGTAATAGATTCCTCTAAATTGTAATCATCCATAATTTTAAATTCATCAGGTGTTCCAAGTATATCTATAACTATATCATCTGGTGTTTTAATAACATAGTTTTCTACTTTAGCAACTAACCTTTGGTTAGGTTTTCCATAATTTTCATAAAGCTCCATATCTTTATCTACAAGAAAAGAGTTATGTTTTATCATAATTGTGCTTAAACCATCCTTTTGATATATAGCTGTTTTAGATTCTATATTATCATTAGAAAGACCATGAGCTACATTGTAATCATTATTAAATGAACGACCTATAAAAGTAGCACCATCATAGATATACTTTAATCCAACTCCTGGTATGTTTTGCATTAAACTTCTTGTAGTACCGTCAGGTTTTACAAGAGTAACATTCACAGGATTAAAAGCCATCGCTGTAAAATCTCTTAGTTCGTCTGCAAATGTACCTGGAGTAGTAGCTATCTTAATTCTTTTCATTAATGTTGCAGCAGTGTAATGTTTATGCTTAGGCCATACAACTTTTAAAGCAGCATGTCTAGCAATATTCTCAGCTAATTCTATAGGACTTGTATTATAACTCATTAACTCTTCTATCATTTGAGTACCCTTATCATCATTAGGAATAAAACCATCTTTTTGTTCATTTTCCCAATATGTTTTAAGTTTATCTCTATCTTTAGCTAATTCGTAATGACCTGGATGTATTTTAACAACAGCCATTTTTTTACTATCACCTCTTAAAAACGCTATTGTTCTATTTTCTTTGTTAAAACTTTTATTTAAATCAGGTAACTCTTCTTTTCTAAAGTAATCATATGCTTCAGTAGTTTCTGCTCTTTCATTATTAATAAGCTGTTGGTCAGTTAATCTTTTTTTACTAAAAACATCTGACCTTCCTATCCATTCTAAAACATTAGGAAACTTTTGTTCATTTTTTTCAAAGATATTCATTCTTTCAAATTGAGAGTTATTCTTTTTCTTAATTACATTATCTACACCTTTTCTTACTACAGGTCCAATGCTTTGTGGTTCACCAAATTTCTTTTGAGTTTTTATTACCCACCAATTCTTTCTATCTGCATTTTTATTGTTTACTGATATATTACTTCTGATTCTATTCCAAAATTTCTTAAACTTTTTAACTTCATCTTGGTTAAACCTTGTTCTACCAACAATCATTTTTAAGCCTATATCTTTTTTGTCTTTACCCCCCATAAAGTCTTTAAAACTTTCAGAGTTCCTAGCTCTTATAATTAATCTTTTATAAGCAGACTCTTTTATATTAACACCTAATTCTTTTAACCAAGCAAAATCTAGTAAATTTTGATAGTTTTCATTAGAGTTCTTACCACTTAAAACATCGTCAAATCTACCTAACTCTTTAAAATCTTCAAATATTTCTGATAAAGAGTAATGATAATCATCAACTAAATTATCTTCTATTCCATATTCTTCTGTTGATTGTCCTAATTTCTTTTCTGCTTTTACTTCTGGATGGCTAGCAAAAAAGTCATCATACCAAGAAATAAAGTTTACTTTTAAATCAGGATAACTTGTTAATTGCTTTAACATAGCAGATTTAAATAAGTTTACATCAATAGCATTTATACCATATCTATTTAATGCAACCACTTTAAAATCTGAAAGTATATTTTTAAACATTGTATTAGCGTCCATAACATTTGTTAAATGATAATCTTTTATGTAAGTATCAACTTTGTCTAAAACCTGTTCTTCTGTTACAGGGTTAAATAAATTCAATTGTTCTTTTTTAAGTCTTTTTAAGTATAAAGGTTTTAAATTTTCTGAATTAGAATCTTCTAAGTTTACTCTAAGAAGTACTTGCTTACCATTTGCAGGAACTTCGTATGATAGTTTAATGTTTTCTTTTTTAGCCACTTTTAATAAGGACTTAAAGAATGGTCCACCTACTAAGTTTACATTATACAGCTCAGAGTTTATGCTGTCTAACTGTTCGTTTTGAAGATTATTTTTCATTTTTTTAACAACTGATAAAGCTAAGTTAGTTAAGTCTGTATATATTTCACCAGCATCTTTTAACCCATAGTCTATAAGTGCATCACCAGAAAGGTTGTAAACTTCTGACATAAAATTACGTAATACATCAGGATTAGTAAGA